GATACCTCGCCATTCCCATTTTCGTGGCAAAAAGATGTGCCAAATCCGAAGTCACAAAATCCACAACTCGCGCACCATTCCCCGTAAAACCTCCCTCCCGCAACCCATGAAAAATTTACAGATATTAAAAGATAAATTCTTAGATATGTCGAAGAAAGGCAAAATGCTAACCGTGTTTGTCGGACTTGTCGTTACGATCATCATATTAGACTGGCTTTTCTAATGGACAGAACTGCACTAGCTGGCTTCGGCGGATCGTTGGCGAGCATCAGCGGTTCATACCATGAACTCATCGGGATCATTGCCGGTGGAATGACGATTATTTACATGGCGGTGAAAATTTACCAAGAGGTAAAAAAGAAGTGAGTCGGTATCGATCATACGGCAAGCTTGATGATCCATTCGTTACAGAAGGGGACACCTTCTTTTTGCGGATGAATGCCCGTCTGCGACCTAACCAGTTAAAGCCTGGTGAGGTTGCCCTGTCCAAAAATGGCCGAATGAATAAGGACGGAACTTGGCAAACTCGAAAAGGTTTATCGACTCTGTTTGGCTCAATCACTTCGGGAATAAATGCGATCCGACTGCCTTACATTATTTTGTCGGCTCAGAGGCAGAGCAATGTGGTAACCTTAGTTTTAAATGCAACACCATCCCTTTCTTTTATACCTGGTGATTCTTTTCATATTGATGATTTAGATACTACAGTAAACGGCACTCAAACTTTAGCCTCTGTCAATTTTACGACTAAGACACTAACTTTTAGTAATACCGGTTCTGATACCACTTTTACGGTTAATGGCGAAAATGTCGGCAATACATCAGTCGTATCGGCTGGCACATCCATAGGTACAACTTTAAATTTTACCCTTAACGACAACGGAGTAAACGAAGTATTCGGATCGGCAGTTTTCTCGGATGCCACATCGAATAACGATGACTATATTTTTACCGCTACTGATACGACCTGTATCATTCTGCGTCTAAAAGACTCTGCACTTTTTAAGTGTCGGTATGAGGCGGGCGGGGAGTCAGTCGATGGACCGGTTCAGATGATTCAGGGACTTGGGAAGATGTATATTTTTCGGACGAATCAAACAACTCTTGAGGCCAGCCCAGCAGTTCAGCGAGTAGGTATCGCATCTGCCACACAAAGCGGGCAGACAATAACGGTAAACACATCGACAGCACATGGCCGATCAGTTAACGATTACATTACCTTAACCGGGTTAGGAGCATATACGAATGACCCAAATGACTGCTACCAAATAGCCACTGTATCGACTAATTCTTTCACCGTCACAATGGCAACTAGTCAAACGGCAACCTTCAATGTTTCAGGCGCACAGGTGGAATATTTTTCAGACTTTAGCAAAGTGCCAAACGGGACTTATACCGCACCGGTTTACCTAACTGATACCACAACCGTGGCACAGGACGGAGTCGTAACGATGGATATAAATTCTCACGGCTTATCCGCTGGGGATGACTTAACAATTCAGTCAGGGACCAGCCCATTTGACCTGTTTGCCGATCAAAAAGTCAGAGTTACGGGAGCGCCGACAGTAAACCAATTTACCTTTAACTTAGAAGTCGCTAATGTCTCTATCGGTCAGTCCAAAACTCTGACAGTTAATAAACCCCTAGCAGTCGGAAAAGGGTATATTCATCAGCCCGCCGCACCTTGGGGCATTGTACATGAAAGAAGGCTTTGGATGCCATTTTGGTACACCTCCGGCTCCACCCCAACGGATCGAGGGATAAGAGATGAAATTGTGGCATCTGATATTATGGACTTCGACACCGTAGATGTAATCGGAAATCAGTTTAGACCATCCGCTGGGCAAAGTGATTACCTTGTTCAGCTTACACCATTTACCAAGGATTCACTTGTAGTATTTAATCGAAAATCGATCCATTTGATGACAGGAATAAGCGGATCTCTTGCCGATGTTTCGACTAATGTGGTGACCACAGAAATCGGATGCTCGGCAAGAAAGTCTGTGATCCAGGTAGCTAACCAAATAATGTTTCTATCCGACCAAGGTATTTTCAGTGTAGAATTTCTTGACGAATATAATTTGAGAGGAACAGGTACACCAATATCGGAAACTATTCAGCCTTTCATCGACCGAATAAACCAGGACTATGTTCATCTTTCTTGCGGAGTTTACTTCGACAACCGTTACTGGCTCGCCTTGCCACTAAATTCTGAGAGTGGGGCATTAGCCTCCAAGCTGAACACCATAATTGTTTACAGTTTCCTTAACGGCGGCTTTGAAAGTATTGATACAGTCAACTCTACTGAGTTTGCGATTCGTGAATTAATCGTTGCACGGGAAGGCGCACAGAATGCACTTTACCTCACGACCGAAGAGGGCGGAGTTCACAAAGTCGATGGATTTGAGGGTGGTGATGTGGTAAGCATGACTGCCGGTCAGGCGGTCCCCGAAACCATTGCAGTAGTTTCCCAATGCACCACCCGGCAATATGATGCCGATACTGCTGACAGAAAGATGTTTGCCCGTTCCGAGCTACATATAAAAAGCTCAGACGAAGGGCTTTCCGATGGTGATATTAGTTTCATAACTGAAGATCCTGACACCACAAGCTCGGCCACATCAATCTCCACTTTACTGGGCAGTACTTTACCAGCCAGCGAAGATTCTTCTATCCGGCTGGGAGTAAGAAAAAGAGGATTCGGAATACAGACAGACTTTAAGCCCACAGCGGGCAGACCATTTTTACGGGCAGTTAAAATCGATGCCCGAGTAACAGACAGAAGCACGACATCTATTTCATAAAGAGGGAAAAACAATGGGAGTAATTACAACAGGACAAACTTTTGCAAGCGGTGACCAAGTCACAGCCACCAAGCTGAACGATATAGCGAACAATTGCACTTTCACCTCGGCGGCAGATACCACTGATAATTCGACCCTTACTTTAGGATCGAGTAAATTAAAAGTAAAAGATGCCGGAATCACAGCGACTCAGTTGGCAACTGATTCCGTCATCACTGCAAAGATACAAGATGCCGCCNTAACCGCCGCAAAATTAGCACCCGCCACCGTGACTGCAATTATGCCCACGGGTTCAGTNATTCCACACGCTGGACTCNTATCANTGGGNNCTCCCGCNGGATGGTTATTTTGCGATGGCGCTCCACAATTTCAATCAGATAAGCCGGAACTTTTTGCGGCTATAGGAACAACTTACGGAGCAACTGCGACCACCTTCAATGTTCCCGACCTTCGAGGGCGAGCTATCGCTGGGCGAGATAATATGGGAACAACAGGGACGGCAGGTAGGTTAACTAGCGCGAAGAGTGGTTTAAATGGTACTAATCTAGGCGCATCGGGCGGAAATGAGGAACACACACTAACCATCAACGAAATGCCGGCTCATACCCATACCGTCCCCGCATCCGGCAGTGCGCTTAGGGGGGATTCTGCATCTGAAGCGGCTGGCAATGTTCAGGGAACATCGGGTTCAACAGGCGGAGGCGCCGCTCACCTCAATGTCCAGCCAACAATCATTTTAAATTATATAATAAAGACTTAATATGAAGACACCGAAAAAAGACCCATTGGCGGAAGCCGCTAGACTGCTGAACGAGCAAGCCCCGGAAGGTGAGTCACTCGCATATATTAATCCCGAAGAGGCTGATGTTTTAAAACAGTTGGGTGGAGCGGGTAAACCAGTTAACTCTTCGGGAGTACCATCATTCGTCATCCAAAAACTTTTCGGAGGCGGGAAAGATGCACCCGAACTCGCTGAATTTAATGTCGGTAAATCTGCTCAGGATTATGTTAGTGCAATGGCCGACTCGGGACTTCAGGATCAACTTTTAGGGGTCCGTCAAAAATACGACCCACAGTATCAACAGCATCAGATTAATATGGCTCGCCGAGCCGCCGATCCGATGGCACAGTTATCGGAGGATGCGGCCATGCGATCACAGGACTTCGGGGCGAGGATGGCGGAAAGACAGGCTGGGTCAGATATTTCAATGATGGGCCGATTCGGGGCGGACATGAACGAAGCTTATCGGGCATCTGATCCGCTCATGCAAGCCCGCACCCAACAAGCTAACCAGCTTGCCGATCAAGCTTTCAATGAGGCACAGATGACTGACCTTTCACCCGAAATGAGAAGGCGAGCAACTCAGTCCGCCCGTGAAGGATTAGTCGCACGGGGTAGGGGGATGGATAATGCGGGCATTGCGGCTGAAGCGATGAGTCGGGAAGATTATTTACGGGATATTATTCGAG